CCCCGACTTTGCCTGCATAAAGGTCAACTATTACGACAACCCAAAATTTCCGGACGAGTTGCGCCGTGACATGCTGCGTGACCGGCGCCGCGACCTCGACAAGTATTCGCATGTATGGCTCGGCAACTATCAGACGAAGTCAGAAGCAAGGGTGTTTCGTAATTGGCGCGTTGAAGAGTTTGACACCCCGGTAAATTCTCGTTTCTATTTCGGCGGTGATTGGGGCTTCTCAGTCGATCCGACTGTTCTTATTCGCGCTTTTGCAGTGGGGGAAACCTTGTATGTCGATTATGAGGCATACAAAGTGGGTTGCGAGATCGACAATACGCCCGCCTTGTTTGCTGGGACTGATACACGGACACCTCCCCGTTGGCACAACCCGCAAGGATATCCTGGCATACCTGGCGCAACGTTGTGGCCCTTGACGGCTGACAGTGCGCGCCCTGAAACTATCTCGTATATGAAGCGGCACGGATTCCCTCGCATCCAACCCAGCATCAAAGGCAAGGGGTCTGTGCAAGACGGCATCCAATTCTTGCAAAATTTTGATATTGTGGTGCACCCTCGTTGCGTGCATACAATAGACGAGCTGTTGACGTACAGTTTCAAGGTCGATCCCAAAACGACCGAGATCCTGCCGATTCTTGAGGACAAGAAGAATCACGTTATCGATGCTTTGCGATATGCGCTTGAGGGCACACGCAGAAGCAATTACCATCTGCGAGGGGTTTGAGCATGGCAGCGCATGGTGTCGCAAGGCGGAAATTGATCGCGGACGATTTGATCAGTTTGACCGGTAAACTCGGCAACACAGGTCTCGACAAAGCGGCGGGTGTCGCATATCAGCTGAACCCGTTGTCAGCAATCGATCTGCAAACGATTTACCGGTCGTCCTGGCTCGCCAAAAAGATCGTGAATATCCCAGCAGACGACATGTTCCGCGAATGGCGAGACTGGCAGGCGGACGGCAAAGACATCGAGCGGATCGAGCAGGAAGAAGCCCGACTGCAAGTGCAAAAGAAACTCGCGTTCGCAATGAAGCAGGCCCGCTTGTTTGGGTCTGCTTTGCTTTACATGAGCACAGGTGATGGCGATCTGACTGAGCCGCTCAACGTCAACCGGATCGGTAAAGGCGGACTGCGCTTTCTGAATGTGATTCCGAAAACTCGCATCGCCTCGACGGAGTTGGTTGACAACTTTCAGTCGCCTTATTTCGGCATGCCTGAATTTTTCAACATATCGATGGCGGAAGGGCAGATCAAGGTGCATGCTTCGCGTGCGATCCTCTTTGTCGGCGAGGCTTACCTTGACACCGAGTTGATGGCCTCAAGCAATGAGCTGGGTGACTCTGTCCTGCAAGCAATCCTGCCGGCCATCAAGCACGTTGATTCTATCGCTGCCAACATCGTGTCCTTGGTCTTTGAAGCCAAAGTTGATGTTGTGAAAATCCCCGGCCTTATGGACGCTTTGTTGCAGACTGATGACGAAGACCGGTTGATCCGGCGCTTCACCTTGGCGGCAGCACAAAAGGGCCTTAACTCAGTCCTCATCCTCGACAAAGAAGAAGATTATTTGCAGAAAAACGCCAGCTTCGCCCAGCTGCCAGATCTACTGCAAGCATTCATGCAACTGGCGTCGGGTGCAGCTGACATCCCCGCCACGCGCCTTTACGGGCAAGCGCCGCAGGGCATGAACTCAAGCGGGCAAAGTGACCTGATCAACTATTATGATCGACTAGGGTCCGAGCAGGCAAACATCGTCACGCCGGCAATCACCATCTTTGACGAATGCTTGATACGGTCGGGGCTGGGAGCGAGGCCGGCGGGCCTTTACTACACATGGGGCTCCCTGTGGAAGATGAATGATACTGACAAGGCGAAGCTCGGCGATACGGTCGCAACCACAGTCAAGACGTTGAATGACACCGGGTTGTTCCCTCAAGACGCTCTGGCGACCGCGGCGGTCAACACCCTGACCGAGCACGGTGTCATGCCCGGTTTGCAGGAAGCAATCGCTGAAACGACCACGGAAGCACCGTACGAGATTGAGCCTGACCCTGCCGACAACAACGATCCTGTGAACGACCCCGCCAAGATGCAGGACGCATTGCCGCGCACCCTTTACGTGAGCAGGGCGGTATTGAACGCGGACGAAATTGCAGCATTTTACGAAGCGCAGGGGGTCACGACTATGGACCCTGCCAAAATGCATGTCACAATCATCCACTCATCTGTTCCGGTCGATTGGTTTAAGATTGGGCAAACGTGGCAGAATCGAATGGAAATAACCGAGGGCGGTGCTCGTTGGAACGCTCTGTTTGGTCCGCCTGGTCGTGAGGATTCGCTTGTACTTATGTTTAAGTCAACCGAACTTGAGTGGCGCAATGCTGAATTTATCGAGGGCGGTTGCGTATCTTCATACCTTGAGTTTCAACCGCATGTGACAATACGTTACAAGGTCGGCAGTCGAGTGAAACCGGACGCAATCAAACCATGGCAAGGCAAGATTCTGCTCGGTCCTGAAATCTTTGAAGAAGTTGTTTGATGCTGATTTACAAACTGAGCCGCATCGCTTCAAGCAAACAACCGCAGGTTGTATTACCTGCTCAGGAAGCGACGCTCGGCGCTGAGCAACAGTATCAGCGTGCACTGAATAAAATGCTTCGTCAGATAGCGGGCGAAGTTCGCGCCCTCATTCTGCCTGGTGTCAAACAGGCGGCATTGACTGCGAAGATTGAACAACGCAATCAAAAAGCGATGCTGGGTGATGCCGACTCCTCGACGTTCGAGCAACTCGCAAGAATGGCAGAAGCATTTGCTCGCATCGCCATTGATTTTGTGCAAGGCGTTTTGAGACTTGAATCCAAAAAGCATACCGCCAAGTTCGTCACAAACGCAAAACGGACACTGGGCGTCGATCTGAGCAGCGTTGTCCGTGAAGAGGATTTGGAAACGGCGCTTGAAGTCGTTGCCACACGCAATGCCGCGTTGATCAAAGGGCTCGCCCAGCAGACCGTACAACGAGTGCAGGGTACGGTAACGCGGTCGGTGTTGAGTGGGCAATCTGTCAAGTTTCTTGAAAAGCAGCTGGTCGAAGATTTCGGATTTAGCGCACGACGAGCAAAGTTGATTGCTCGTGACCAGACCGCCAAACTCACGACCGACCTAAACAGGATCAGGCACAAACAAGCAGGCATCACGCATTACACATGGCGGACGTCAAAGGACGAAAGGGTGCGGCCGCGGCATCGTGCACTTGAAGGACGCGTTTACAAATACGATGAACCTACCGACGCTGAGAACGGGTTGCCGCCAGGTCAACCGATCAATTGCCGGTGCGTAGGTGTCGGCATTGTTGAATTTGAAAAGCCCGCCAAATCTCAACCCAGCTCAGGCGTGCAAACAGGGCAAAATGCCCCACAACTGCGCCGCACGAGGGCAAGACGAAATCTCGCGCCTACCACCGCGCCGCAACCCCCTTCCCCCGTGGTGCCAACCCCTGCCCCTCCCCCTTCGTTAGCTGAAACAGTCGAGCAAGCGACTGCCCGTGCTGAAGCAATCGTTGCTCGGTTACGAGCCGAAGGTCGTTTACCATCTTCAACTTTTGGCGCACCGATCCCTGCCCCTGTTTCCGCGCCAAAGGTCCTTGCGCCGAAGTACGTTGCTTCGCCTCCTCCTGCCGCTTCTGTTCAGGAGGGAGTGGTTACTCGATTGAAAACAAAATTGACAGCGGGCGAAGTCGATGGCATCAAAGAATATACGATTGATTATAACACACTTAACGACTATATGCGGCATGGAGATGCTGACAGTTATATCAAAGGCATGCAACTAAGTGCTAAACGCGCTTTGGCAGAGCGAGCAACGACGCTGACGACTGCAATCAACAGAGGTGAATTTGATAAGGACGCGATTCTATATAGAGGTGTTTACCTCGACACGCCCGAATTGCGAAAGCAGGGCATGGTTGGTTTCAAAGCTGATTTTGGCGATACGTTCAAAGATAACGGCATCATTTCGTCAACACAGAACCCGGCCGTGTTGACGAACTTTTCAGGCAGTGATCCCAGCAAAGGGGCTGTGCTCAGAATCCATGCCAGGAAGGGACAACGAGGCCTTTCGATTGATGACATCTCCGGAAACAAGGGCGAGCAGGAAGTCTTGTTGCCACCTGGCACGATGTTTAAGCGCCGCTCGCCGATCAAAGGACAGCCGGCCACAATCAACGGTGTGCCAGTCATTGACTTGGAAATAATTGACGCGAAAGCGACCGCTTCAGCAGCTCGGGCTGCTCCTGCACCCGCCTCTGCGCCTCAAATGCCTGCTTTTTCAAAGCAGTTAAAAGCCGTGGAATCTAATAATATAAGGGTTTCGATAGACGAAGAAAATCGAGCAACAGTTGACGGACTGTTTGCAAATCAGAATGCTTATGAAGTAATCAAACAGATGGGGTTCACACCAACAAAAGAATACCCGCTGCGCATTGATGCAGTTGACGGAGGTGGCCTTTCTTTTACAGGGCATATAGTAAAAGATGGGAAATCTATAGCGAAAATGAGCAGGTATATTATAAAAAACGGCGACAAATTAGAGGCTGTTCACGATTATTTGAAGATTGACAAAGAACAAAGCTCGCA